AATGAGATTAATGGCAAACCTATAAAATTTGAAGATGCAATAGGTGCTCATATAATTTCTGACAAAGATGATGGTAAAATTGTATATGAAAATTTACTAATAACTGATTGGTATCATAATGAAAGAATGGGTACTATGAATGCTTTAGAATATAAAGAACTATGGCAGGCTGGTAAAATAAGTTAAAAAATATGTGGGGGTTGACATTTAACTTGACAATCCCCATATATATATTATGAAGTTGCCATTAAGGGACTTCATTTTAATCTTGCTTAATAAGGAGAAATAATCATGGTAAGCAAACAAATATTCGACACACTTTCAATTCCACAAATTCTAAACTATACTATTGGGTTCGATAGAACCTTCGATAGACTAGAATCTAATCTGTTAGATGGCCATAATCGTTATGGCTCAAGCAACAATAACTATCCGCCCTACAACATAAAGAAGGTAGGTGATTTAAATTATGTTATAGAACTGGCCGTTGCTGGTTTTGGTAAGAATGATATTGAAGTGAAACTAGCAGATGGTGTACTTTCGGTCAAATCTGATAAAGATAATGATTCTGGAGAGGACGAAGTTCTTCACAGAGGAATTTCTTACAGAAAATTTGAAAGAAAGTTTACTCTTGCAGATGATATTGTAATTCAATCTGCAAAGCTCAAAGATGGTTTACTATCTATTGAGTTAGAACAAATTGTGCCTGAGGAGAAAAAACCTCGTACAATCGAAATCAAGTAATTTCGCTTGATTTAACAATTTATACTATGGAGATATTATGTATAAAAAACTGACTAAAAAAGAGAAGATTATTAATCTTCTTAATAAAGGTAATAACGTGACTTGGAAACATTTAAGAGCCAGGTTCAACCTTAAATCCCCAACAGCTATGATTGACACAATCAAAAAAGAAGGGCATGTGGTATACACAAATAAAACTTCTGACGGTGTTGCTTATAGAATGGGTAAACCATCAGCAGCTATCATTGCAGCTGGTATTGCAAAAGTTCTTGGTGTGAAATACGCATACAAATCTTAAATGCAAAAAACTTAGAAAAGGGGTTGACATCAACCCCTTTTTTATTATATACTGAATTTAAATTATGAAACTGTGAGAATATTATGGTAAAAGAAATTGATGTAGGTGCTTCCCAAATGGGAATTGAGATACTAACCAACAAAGGTTCTAAAGACAATCCTACAAAATCTGTAGAGATTCAAAAACCACCAGAAACCCCATATACAATAGAAGACCACAGTAAAATGTTTGAAGCCATGGGTCAACCAGATAAGGCTAATGAACTCAAACAAAAAGCAATTGATGCTTTAACTGAAGAAGGAAAAAATATGAACGATAATGTTACAGACCTTGAAAAAGAAAAAGAGGAAAGACGAAGAAAATCTAGAGAACTTGCTGCAGAATATAATAGAAGACAAGAATCTGGTGAGGATACCTCAGAACTCGAAGGTAATAAAGTTGAACAAAAAAATCCAAGTGGTTTAGAAATTGCAATGCGACCTAAAGCTGCAGTTCATATAATGAAAGTTGAATTCCCACTTAATGTAATAGAAGAATTTAATACACACATTGATGATGTGGTTGTTCCAGCAAACGTAGATGCAGCTGGTGGATTAGTTGGACAGATTAGTAGAGATAAAAGGTCAGCACAACTTACAATCGACCATGATGATGATGGTGTTGGAAAACAATTCTCAGATGTTCTTCTAAGACTTGGTAAAGAATATATGACTAAGGTTACTGGAATGGACTCCGAAATATCAATGGAAACAATGTGGAGTGTACACAGTTATGAGGGTGATTACAATCCAGTTCACGACCACGGCACACGAACTCCTATAGGATTATCTTGTATACTATATTTAAAAGTTCCACCACAAATAGAAAAACTTGGAAACCCTTCTGAAGAATTTGAAGGATTAAATAATTCATCTGGTGCAGTTGACGGATTTACTTATCTATCTTGGGGAATAAATGGCATGAGAGATATCAATATGCTTAGACCAATAACAGAAGAATATATCAAACCAAGTGTCGGCACAATGTTACTATTTCCATCATGGCTAAGACATGGTGTAATGCCATTCTTTGGAGAAGGCGAAAGAAGAACTTTCTCTGCAAATATGAATGTAGTACCAGAAAGTAAAATTACTGGCGACCATTACAGAAAACACACACCAGAGGGATAATGTTATGAGTAATCCTGTTACAAAAAGCCAACTAAAACATGATATAGAATTAAGAACTGTACCAATAAATCTTTTTCATATGATTGTTGGTAAAATTCCAGAAGCAGCTATAGATGAAATTAATGATTATATTGATAACAATATAATTCCAAAGAACGAAAGTTATGCTCACGACCTTGTTGGTCAAATCAATCGAGAGAAAAAATCTGCACAATTAGATTTTCCCTTAGATGATGAATACGGCAAAAGTTTTAAAGGTATGTTAGATTCGTGTGCAACATCACTTTTAGTAAATGGTTATAAGAGACAGGGTAAAGCTGATGCTGTTTCTGCTTGGACTGTTCACAGTTATTCTGGAGATTACAATCCATTTCATGCTCATGGAACTGAGGCACCTGCTGGATTATCTTGCATTATATATTTGAAAGTTCCAGAGTGTATTAAAAAGTTACCACTAGCACCAGTTTTAATGAACGCATCTGGTGATTGTGATGGGTATACACAGCTTGTTTATTCTATGGATACAACTTTTGACCTTTATTGTTTAAAAGACACAGGGCAAGAAATGATTAAACCAGAAGTTGGAAAAATTCTTATATTTCCAAAATGGGTAAATCATTTAGTATATCCATTTTTTGGTGAAGGTGAACGTAGAACATTTTCTGCAAACTTTAATGTGTATTATACTGATAAAGAAAATAAAAATTTTGGAATAAAAGGGCCAACATTAAATGATTGATTATAAATTTGGTGAAGACAAAACTTTAAAAGAATTAGAAAAATACATTGACAAAACTTACGAACAACACTATAGTAAGAGTAAGTTCCAAGCAACTGAGTTTATCTTAGATGCTGGGCATGGTGAAGGATTTTGTATCGGTAATATATTAAAGTATGCCCAACGATACGGAAAGAAGAATGGTAAGAATAGGGCTGACTTACTAAAAGTGATACATTATGCTATAATAGCATTATCAATTAATAATGGAGAAAGTGATGAAACTGAGTAGTAACACAACAAGTGTATTAAAAAACTTTGCATCTATTAATCAAAATCTAGTGATTAAAGAGGGCAAAGAAATAACAACAATGTCTGCAATGAAAAACATTGTAGCAAGAGCAGAGGTAGAAGAAGAATTTCCACAAGAGGTTGCAATCTATGACCTTAATGAATTCTTATCTGCACTATCCTTATTTAAGAGTCCAAATCTTGAATTTCAAGATACTTATGTAAATATTACAGAGGAAAACAATCCTAAGACTTCTCTTAAATATTTTTATTCAGACCCAAGTGTTGTAACAACACCAAGTAAAATGATTACCATGCCAAGTAATGAAGTAACATTTACTTTAGAAAGTGCAACATTATCTAATATTACAAAGGCAGCTGCAGTAATTGGTTCTGCTGATTTGGTATTAGAAAATTCTAGTGGTACTCCATCTTTGACTGTAAAAGATAAAAAGAATGATACTGCAAACAGTTATTCTATGGGTGTTGACACTAAGGGTGATGGTAAATTTAGTTTCTTCTTTAAAGTAGAAAACCTAAAACTTATAGATGGTAAATATACCGTTGAAGTTTCATCTAAAAATATTTCACACATGAAAAATGAAAGCACTCCGATTGAGTATTGGATTGCACTTGAGCCTGAATCAAACTATTCAGTTTAATCTAGGAGTTATATTATGGAAGAATTCTTGTGGGTGGAGAAATACCGTCCAAACAACATAGGTGATTGCGTATTACCTATCGAACTAAAAACAACCTTTACAGAATTTATCAGAGAAAAAAGTATACCAAATTTAATTCTATCTGGTGGGCCAGGTGTAGGTAAAACTACAGCTGCAAAAGCAATGTTAGAAAAAATTGGTGCAACCTCTATGATGATAAATGGTTCTGAGGAGTCTGGTATAGACGTATTAAGAACCAAGATTAAAAACTTTGCTTCTACTGTTTCCTTAGAGGGAACTGGTAGAAAGTATATTATCCTTGATGAGGCAGATTATCTAAATCCACAATCTACTCAACCAGCCCTTCGTGGGTTCATGGAAGAATTTAGTAATAACTGTGGATTTATTCTTACTTGTAATTACAAAAATCGTTTGATACCACCATTACACAGTCGTTGTAGTGTTATAGATTTCACTATGCCTAATGATGAAAAACCAAGACTTGCTGGTAATTTCTTTGAAAGAGTTAAAAGTATTCTAGAGAAAGAAAATATTAAGTATGATGTAAAGGTTGTGGCAGAACTAATCAATAAATACTTTCCAGACTGGAGAAGGGTTTTAAATGAACTTCAGAGATATTCTGCATCTGGTCAAATAGATGCTGGAATACTCGTAAACATATCAGAGGTAAATATAAATGAACTTATGCAAGCTCTTAAAGCAAAAGAGTTCACGGTTGTTAGAAAG